GAACTATTTACAAGTGGGGTTCATACTGGGGCATCTGTAGAATATAATGATGCTACTGGAAAAATAAATATCACTAATACTGGTGTTACATCTTTGTATGGAACTGCTAATGAGGTAGAGGTTTCTTCTTCTACTGGTGGAGTTACAGTTAGTCTTCCAGATACTTTAAACCTTTCAGCAAGTGTAACTATAGGAGATGTTTCTCCAAATGAAATTGCAACCCTAAACGGAGTTACATCTTCAATTCAAACACAGTTAGATGGAAAAGCATTATCTGTTCATGCTCACACATCTTCAGACATAACAGACTTTAATGAATCAGTTCAAGATGTATCAGCATCATTAATTGTTGGAGGATCTCATACAAATATAACTGCAACATATGATGACTCTACTGGAACACTAAACCTTGCTGCAGCCCCAGGATATACAGATGAAGAGGCTAGAGATGCAGTTGCCACAATGCTTACTTCAGCAAGTAATTCGTATATATCTGTTGCACATGATGATGTAAATAATTTAATTACTTTATCAAATGATGGAGTTGTGGATGTTGTGGGTGTTTCTGGTCAAACTAGTGCATCAGTTATTTCTGGAACTGCTTATATTGGATTGACAAGTGATGTAGATATTGAAAATAATTTAACAGTTGGTGGAAATTTATCTGTATCTGGAAGTTTGTCATATGCTAATGATTTAGTTATTTCAGACCCACTTATTTATATCGGAGAAGGTAACAATGCAAATCTTGTAGACCTTGGAATTGTTGCAAGTTTTGATGATGGTGCTTATCAGCATTCAGGAATTGTTAGAGATGCAACAGATGATAAGTGGAAATTATTTTCAAGTGTAGAAGATGAGCCAACAACTACAGTAAACTTTGCACAAGCAGAATACGATACATTAATGCTTGGAAAGTTAGAAAATACTGGTCAAGAAATTGTTTTAAATTCTAATCAATCTGGAAGTGCTTCTCTAAATGCATCAATAGTTGTAGAGCGTGGAACTGATACAAATGTTTCACTTAGATGGAATGAGTCTTCAAATGAATGGGAATATACAAATGATGGATCTACATATAATGCAATAGGTTCTGGAGGTGGTGGAGGAAGCTCTGCAGCAGCAGTTACTTCAGATCCACCAGCTAGTCCAGAACTAAATCAAGTTTGGCAAGACCTTGATACTGGTCGTATTTATGTTTGGGATGGTGACTTCTGGATTGAAGTTCAACAAAATGGCTCTCTTGGACTTTTAAGGTATCTTGGAGCCAATAGTTCTGCCCCTAGTACTTCAATAGACGGATCTTCTTTACAGGTCGGAGAAGTCTATTTTGATACCGTATTTAATGGAATGAAAGTTTATGATGGAACTACTTGGGAAGATGCATTCTCTGCTGCATCACTAAGTGCTAGTCGTTGGGTAAAAACTGTTGCAGGTGGAGAAACATCTTTGTCTGGAAATGATGATAATTCTTTAACTTTAGTATATACACCAGGAATTGAAGAAGTATATCTTAATGGTGTAAAACTTATTAGAGGATCTGATTATATTGCATCTTCTGGATCTGTAATATCTAATTTAGAACCATTAAGTGCAAGCAGTGTAGTTGAAGTTATTTCATACTCTGGATTTACCGTTGCAAATACATATACAAAAACAGAGGTAGATAATTTAATTCAAAAGAAGGGTGTTAGATGGATAGAAGTTATGGGTGCAGGTGCATCCGTTACAACCCTAACTGGAACAGATGACTATGGAAGCATTCTTGAATATACTCCAGGAACAGAACAGGTATTTGTTAATGGTATTTTAATTGTAAGAGGTATTGACTATACAGCAACTAATGGAACTTCTGTAATATTAACAACACCTTTAGTTCCAGGAGATGTTATAGAAATTTCAGGGACTAGTGCGTTTTCTATTGCAAACACTTATACAAAAGCTGAGCTAGATAATAAATTAGAAGAACATATGGTGATTGCTCTTTCTGATGAAACTTCTACACTTACTACTGGAACAGCAAAAGTAACAATTAGATCTCCATATGCAATTACTCTTACACAAATTCCAAGGGCAAGTGTAAATACAGCCTCCACTTCTGGAATACCAACAATTGATATTAAAAAGAATGGAACAACAGTTTTAGGTGCAAATAAACTTACTATTGATGCAAATGAAAAAACATCAGTCACTGCAGCAACTGCAACTACTCTTGCAACTACAGCTGTTGCAGATGACGATGAAATTACTTTTGATGTTACTGTAGCAGGAACTGGAACTAAAGGCTTAAAGGTAATTCTGTATTACAAGAGGGCATGATGGCATTATCTAATTCCTATATAATTAACCAAGGATTTACTGCAATTGGTGGAGACTCTATAACTTATGCTACTGAAAGTGGAATAACTTATGCATATCATACATTTACAAAGTACGGAGTTAATCAAACATTTAAAATATTGTCTGGAACTGGATATATAAAAGTTTTAGTTGTAGCTGGTGGTGGCGGTGGTGGCATGGACATGGGAGGCGGAGGCGGAGGCGGAGGAGTTTTGTATTCCTCTTATTATGTTTCTCCAACTGAAACTACAATTCCTGTATATGTTGGTAGAGGTGGGCAAGGTGGAAAAGCTGGAAACTCTTTAGGTACTGGTGCAACTCATCAATTTACATCATTAGCTTCTGCAACAAATGGGGAAAACTCAACATTTGGAACTCTTACTGCAATTGGTGGAGGATATGGAGGATCTTCATATTTTGGATATACTCCAAATAACGGTTATGCAAATTCTGGTGGTTGTGGTGGAGGTGCTTCTGGATATTCTGATGGAAATACTGGACGTGGAGGCTCTGGAACTTTAGGTCAAGGATATGCTGGCGGAGGTGCTGGTGGACAATATTACTCTGGAGGTGGCGGAGGTGCTGGTGGTGTTGGAAACTCTGGTACTGCACAAGCAAATGGAGGTCCTGGAATAAGATATTCTGACATGAGCTCATTTTATTTTGGCGGTGGCGGTGGCGGTGCTGCTTATTCACTTGGAACTGGTGGTAATGGTGGAATTGGTGGTGGTGGAGGTGGAGCTGTTGGCTCTACAACTGGAGGAGCTGGAATAAATAATGGAAGTCCAGGAGGAGGAGGCTCTCCTAACTCTCAAACTAATACTCCAGGTGGAAACGCTGGAGAAAATACTGGTGGAGGTGGCGGTGGTGGTGCACACTATAACTTTAGAAATGGTGGAGGACAAGGAGGTTCTGGAATTATAATTGTTAAGTATCCTATGGCTTCACAAACTTCATATACAAATAGAAATATTGTTCAAAATGGTTTAGGATTGCACCTTGATGCTACTGACCCAAATTCAAACATTGGAATAAATAATGTTTGGGTAGACCTAAGTAATAATGGACTAAATCCTCAAGGACCTTCAAATCTCTCTACTGGAGCTTCTGGATTTTTAAACTTTAATCAAGCCTATTCAACTCCAATAACATCTTTATTAAATACTGACACACATACAATATGCATTTCTGTTCAAATAAATAACTCTTCTGGAACTTGGGATAAAATATTTGCATTTCCTGGAGGAGGATCTGATAGGTCTCCTGGAGTTTGGAGATATCCATCATCTAGAAGAATTCACTGGAGATATGATCCAGGAAATGTTGGAATTGACTTATCTGTAAATGGTGTTTACAATGATACAGCAGATAACAATGGCACTGAATTTTCTCCAAACACATGGTACTATATATGTATTACTAAAAATGGAACAACTGCAAAAGCTTACATAAATGGTAATTTTATAGGTGAAAAAACAAATTCCCCAGCAACAAAAACTGCTGGAGCAGCAAATATTCAACTTTATCCAGGATATACTCAAGACTCTTCAAAAATGAGACATGTTCATGTTTATAACAGAGTTTTATCGGATTCGGAGGTTTATCAAAACTACTTAAGCATAGCAAGTAGTTTGGTATAATATAGTTATGACAGCAGCCAGAACTTTAGCAAACCTAAATGCATCTACATTGTCAAATGTTGAAATGAATTCTACTGGAACCAACAATACTCCTTTAGTCATTAAGGCAGCATCAGGTCAATCATCAGATTTATTGCAAATAAAAAATAGCTCAGGCTCTGTAATGGCAAAAATTGATGCAGCAGGAGAGTTCGTTCATCCTGGAACTATTTTACAATTTTCAAACATTAGAGTAGATGCACAAGCAACATACGCAGGAAATGTTTCTGGCAATGGAACAGAAATATCTTTAATGAATCAAACAATAACTCCAAGAAGAGCAGACTCTAAACTTATGATACATTGGGAAGTTCAGGGAGAAGCTCATTGGGATTCAACAATAGTTATTTGGAAAAATGGTTCAATTTTAAGTAATGGATATAATACCGTTTCTGGCAATAATAGATGGTCTGGATATGCAACATTTCCATACGATCCAGACTTTTCTACTACACCTCAAAGAATGACTTTAACTTTTATAGACACCCCAGCGTCAACAAGTCCAGTTACTTATAGTATTGCTTATAGGTCGTCAAATGCAACTGCTCAAACATTTTATTTGAACAGACCACAGGTGGATACTGGAAGCGATGGTCGTGAAGTTGGAGTTTCAATGGGATATATTATGGAGATTGCACAATAATGAGTAGAGCAAGAGATGTATCACAAGTTGGTGTTTCACTAAATCAAACAGTTACTGCTACAGGTGCTGCAAGTGTGCCGTTTACAATTACTGGAGCATCTGGTCAAACAGCAAATCTTTTAAATATTAAAAATAATGCTGGAACAACTTTATCTTCCATTGGAACTGATGGAAAATTTTATTCAACAGATTCAATTATTCAAATAAAAAGACATGAGTGGAGTACTGAGACTGCTGGAACTGGTGGATATACGAATGTTACAAATAGTTCATTTACATTTACCCCTCTTAGATCAACAAGTAAGATACTTTTAATTGCTGAAATTGCAACTGCACCAAGTGGAAATGGAAATGACTATGCAGGAATGACATGGAGAGTTTTAAGGGATGGAACATCTTTATATACTCCAGTACAGTCACACGAATGGTATGTTGGTGGAGCAAATGATCATTATACAAGAGGAGTTAGGTCTCATTATTTTAATGCAAATTCAACATCTGCCACTACATTTTCTTTACAATTTTTAGCCTATGGTGGGTCTTTAGCTAGAATTAATCAGGCAGCAAACTGGCAAAGTTATTATACAATATATGAGGTGGCACAATAATGGAAAGAGACTTTTTATTAGATGCAATTGTAGCATTGTCAAACGGTATTAATTTTGTTATTACAGATAGAGACCTAGATCAGTTATTTTGGCAAGATGATAATTTTACTCCTCCAACAAAAGAGGATATACTTGCAAAAGCAGAAGAACTAGAGATTGCCAACTCTTTAGTAGAGTATAAAGAATTAAGAAAAGTTGAATACCCAGATTTTAGAGAGTACCTTGACGGAATTGTGAAAGGAGATCAGGAACAGATTGATGCTTATATTGCTGTTTGTTTAGCAGTTAAAGCAAAATATCCAAAGCCTGTATAATAAAATTATGGCATTTCCAAGTAGCCCTACAGTAGGACAAATATATTCAGATAGTGGTTTTTCCTGGAGATGGGATGGAGTAGCATGGTCTGCATATGGATCACTACAACAAGCTCTTCAAAGATATAATCTTACTTTAAATACAAATTTAGCAGAATCAAATATTACAACTAATTCATCTACTACTATTGATACCTTTTTAAAGTCACAATATTCTACTGCTGAATATACAATTCAAATGAAGCAAGGAACTGGATATAGATCTTCAAAACTTTTTGTAGTAAATGATGGAACAAATGTTTCATCTACAGAATATGCTATTTTAAATAGTGGATCTGTTCAAATTCCAGCTACTCTTACTTCTACAATAAGTGGTTCAAATGTTGTTATATCAGCTATTGTTACAAATGCTGGATCTTCTACCGTTGGAGTTAAAGCCTACAGATTGGCGGTAACAGTCTAGTGGCAAATTTAAAAGTTTCAGAAGACTTACTTTCTGAAAACAATTCAGAAATACTTCCACATGTTGGAACAATTTTAACTTATGCTGGCTCTACCGCTCCTGCAGGATGGCTATTATGCAATGGGTCAACTTTTGTTCAAACAACCTATCCAGAACTGTATGCTCTTCTTGGAAATTCAAATACTCTTCCAGATTTAAAAGAAAGATATCTTATTGGAAAAGGTAGTGGAGCTTTAACACTTGCTACAAATACTGGTGCAAATAATCACACTCATACATACTCTTATGCAGCAAATGATAGTGCAAATACAGCAGTATCACATGCTCATAATGTTGGTACATATTTTAATGCAACATATACAGCTCATGCACACTACTCTTATGTAGATGTTGCAATTCAGCCAGGTGGCAGTACTGCCGCAACCTACAGAGCTGGTAGTTCTCAGAATATGACAACACAAGTCCATTCACACTCTACTGGTGGATATGCAGGTGGATCAAATTATACAGGACACAATCATGCACATAATGGAACTATTACTGGAAATGCTACAAATGCTCCTACCCATTTACATACAGTTGCTTCAAGCAACACTGGAACAATTTCTTCAAATACAGCAATTAACATTCCACCAACAATTTATCTAAATTTTATTATTAAGGCAGGATGATATGAGTAGTTTTAAAGTAAAAGATAATGTTCAAATTGCTACAAATAAAAATCCATTTTTTCTTCCAGGTGCAATAATTTCTTCAATAGTATCTACAGTACCAAGTGGATGGCTAAATTGTAATGGACAAGAAGTTTTAATAACACAGTATCAAAACTTATATAGCTCAATTGGAACAAACTATAATCTTGGAACTGAAACTGTTGGACATTTTAGAATCCCAAATATATCTTCAAAATATCTCATTCAAAAAACAGGTACAAGTGGAGTGTCTGGATCATCTTCGTCTCACCTACATTCTACTTCAGCAAATTATGGACTAGCTAATACAACTGTAGATCATGGACATCCTACAAACAATTATGTAAATAATAATGCTATGTATCATACATCAGGTGGCAGTGGTTCGGGTGGTGGAACTGATAATAATCCACTAAATGCAAATAAGACTGGTTTTTCATCTGGTGGAGCTTCTGGTGCAGGTCATACTCATGCAGTTAACTCTGGTGGAAATCAAGACGGACCTTATGGAACTGACCATGGGCATGGAATGTCAACAGGTATTGGAAATTCTTCTGCAGCACATTCTCATACAGGATCTTTTACAGCAGTGAATAGCACAAGTGCATCAATAATTCCACTAAGCTTTGTTGTAAATTATTTTATAAAGACTTAGTTAGGATATAATATAAATATGGCAAACATAGACTTAACAACAGATTCTGGTTATGATATTGATGCAAGCATAAATAGCTTTATTCCAGTGGGAGCAATAATTTCTTACGGTCATGGATCATTCCTATCTAATGTTGATGAGATTGGACTTGTACCATGTGATGGAAGATCTTTAAGCACTTATACCTATAGAAATCTTCATAAAGTTATTAGTAATACTTATGGAGGAACTGCTTATTCTGTTGGAAGTACAGATATTCAATCTGCTACAACAACCTTTGCTGTTCCAATTTTAAATAATTCTGTTAAATTTATAGCCATGAAAAATGCTCAAGCATTAAATGCTACAGCTGGAACAAATACTCATGATCATGTGGATACTATTCCAGCTACGACTACGGCAGGAAATTCAACTTTTGATCATGGTCACTATTGGTCAGCTTATGCAAACAGTAGTCTTGAATACCATGGTCATTCTATGGGTGGATTTTATTTTGGATCATCTAATGCTCCAGTAAATGAACCAGTCGGAAAAGTTGATGGCAATCAATCTGCTGCAGGAAGATATCATGGTCATAGTGGATATGTTCCAGCAGTTGGATACGGTGGATCATCTAACCATGACCACTATGCGGATGGAAATATGTATACAGCTACTGGAACAAGTCATAACCATACTGTATCTATAACAACAACACCAACAGTTCAAACAGCAATACCAGACTATACAACAGCAATGTTTTATATAAAAATATAATAATAAGGAGGAAAAAATGGCGTACAAAAAAATACTTGTAGATGATAAAATTCTTTTTGCAGTATCAGATACTGAGTTTATTGACATTTCTAGCTATGAAAAGTTTGAATATTTTTGTAACATATCAAAAGACAACTTTTCAAGTTTAGTTGAAGATGTTAAGACTGGATTAAGAGATGCTGTAGAAGAAGAGTTACTATCTTTAGAAAATGGTTCAATGAACCATTTGACAAAAACAATGGCTTATGTTAGACTTTTACAAACAGTATCATCAGCTATCTATATCAAGAATGAAGCTCTTAAAAAAGAAGAAGAGCAAAGACTTGAAAAAGAAAGACTGATAAAACAAGCAGAAGAATGGCAGTTTAGTGGTTAAAAAACCAGTTATAGAATTTGTGGCAGCTAAAAATGGGTATTCAAAAATATTTGATTCTCCAGTTTTAGCTTCTACAGTCCTACCTCAATGGTATAAAGATCAAAATTTAAATATCGGTGAGTCTATGGTTATTGATTCTAAAACTGGAACAACTGCTAGAACAATAAAAGCTTGTATGCCAGTTTTTGATTTAATGATTGCTGGATATGTTATTAAAGCTCCAGCAGAAATATTAGTTAAAATAAATGAGTTTGGTGCACCTGAAACATCTTGGTCAATTGATGGAATAAGTTTAATAGAATCTCATCCAAGACAGCAATTTGATAAATTTTCTATACCAGATGAGTATTACTCTGGATTTGCATTAAAGTTTATTAATCCATGGATAGTTAAAACTCCTCCAGGATATTCAACTATTTTTATGACACCAGTTATGAGAGACGATTTACCATTTTATTGTATTCCAGCTATTGTTGATACAGACAAACATCCCTCTCCAGTAAATTTTCCTTTTTTTATTAAAAAAGGTTTTGAAGGAATTATAGATTACAATACTCCAATAATTCAGATGATCCCATTTAAAAGAGAAAGCTGGTCTCATAAAATTTTAGAAGCTGACGAAGGTCTTGAATATGTTATTTGGCAAAATTCTAAAAGAAAGATTCAAAATAGATACAAGACATTTTTTAGAACAAAGAAAGTTTGGAAATGAAAAATAATAAAAAGATATTTGAAGTTTGGTCAGAAAACCCAGAAGTTGCCAATAATTGTCCAGAACCAGTTCCAGCAAAAGAGCTTATCCCAAAATGGTATAAAGACTTATCTAGATATTCAAGTGGAAACAAGATAAGTATTGACGAAAGAGGTGGGGCAAACATGAGTGTTAAAGCGTGTATGCCATTCCTGGATACCCTAACTTCTGGGTACATTATAAAACTGCATTGTGACATATTGGTTGAATGGAATGATGAAGATAACTTTACAATGAAATGGACTAGCGATATTCCTCCGCTTACCCCTAGAAGTAAGTCAATAGGAGATTCTATTCCTACTGCTGAAGGATATACCCCATTCTTACAAGCATGGGAAATTAGGTATCCATTTAGAGTACCAAAGGGATATAGCGTTTTAATCACTCAGCCTTTCAACAGATTAGATTTGCCAACTCTTGCAACTAGTGGAATTGTAGATGCTGATAGAGGCATTGGAACTGGTGGTGTGCCATTTGCAATTAAAAAAGGATTCTCTGGAATAATTGAAGCTGGAACTCCAATATTGCAAATGCTTCCATTTAAAAGAGAAGACTGGAAAAAAGAAAGAATTGAAGACCCTAAGCTAACAAAGCTAGGATTTAGTCCAAGAAATAAAATTACTGGATGGTACAAGAACGAGCTTTGGCAACGAAAGACTTATGAATGATGCTGGATTCAGAAAAGCTTAATGAGTATATTAGAAAACTTGCAAGAACATATGAGATGATGCAAGAAAGAACTGGTAGACCAAATAAATATATTTTTCCAGAGGACGTTTATGATGGAGCAGTTAGTATAAACATTGGGCTAGCCCTGCATCCATTTGGAGATGTTATAGATTTAGAAAAAGAAAGCATAACAGTTAGATCTGCTTTTTTAATTCCATTTGTTGATAGTAAAATATTTAACTTTGGCAAGTTTGAAGACTTTTATAGGATGGTAGATGCTTGGTATAATTACGAAATGTCTTTTATCAAGGAGTCTTAATGAAAAAAATAGCAATACTTACCCCTTGTTATGATGGATCTGTCTCTATAGAATATTCTTCAAGTTTAGTAAAATCAGCAACTCTATTGTCAGACAATGGATATTCTTTAGATCACTTATATGTTAATGGAGAAGCCATTGTTCAAAGTGCAAGAAATAAATTATTTTTTAATGCCTATCACAATAACTATGATTGCGTTGTTTGGATTGATTCAGATATTGAGTGGGATCCAAAAGACTTACTTAAAATAGTTTCAAGTCCACTAGATATTATAGGTGCGACATATAGAAGAAAAACAATGAAAGAGATGTATGTTGCTAAAATATCTAATTTGGTCAATGGAGATATTATAGAAGTTGATGGTATCGGATTTGGATTCTTAAAGATGTCTAAAAAAATTATTGATGCCCTTTGGAATACAAATATAAGTTATGAAGATGACAAAAGCCTATGTAAAAATGTTTTTGAAGTCATTGTAGATAAAGGTCAAATGTATTCTGAAGATTATGTGGCTTGTAAGAAAATTAAAGATCTAGGATTTAATGTTTATTTAGATAAAACAATTGATTTGTCTCATTCTTCAAAAATAAATCTGACAGGAAGTTTTTTAAATTGGGAAAAGCAGTATTTGACATAGACCGTTCTTGGATTGGTGGAACAGAACTTATGTTACTAGGTCTTGAAGAAAAGGTTTTTCCACATGTTCCAGAATTAAAAGAATGGAATTGGATAATTGCTCCAGGAACAATCAACCTAAGAAGCGATGGAAAGAATATTGCATATGTCCATCTTGGAGAATTTGAGGGGAATTTAAGTTGGCTTCAAAATCCATTAGTAGCTTACATAGTTTTTGTTTCATATTATCAATATCAAAGATTTATAGAAAGATATCCTGGAATTGATACATCAAAATGTCATGTATTAAAGAATGCAATTGATCCAATTATATTTCCAGAAAAAGATTATTCATCAAAGATTAAACTAGTATTTCATTCTGAGCCCTATAGAGGGTTAGACCGTCTCCTACTAGCACTTAGCCTATTAAAAGACCTCACAGACATTGAGCTACACGTTTTTGGGGATTTAAACACTACAGTAGTAGATTGGAAAATTGAGTTCCAAGACCATATTAAAAAGATGTGTGAAAATGATGACAGAGTAATATTACATGGAAGAAAGTCTAATGAAGAAGTAAGAGAGTTTTTAGAAGAAGCCCACATGTTTGCATACCCTTGTACATGGAGAGAAACATCTTGCATATCACTTATTGAAGCCATGTCAGCAGGTCTTTACTGCATTACAAATAGTTTTAGCGTTTTGCCAGAAACTGGGATGGGCTTTACAAAGATGTATCCATTCTTAGAGGACTCTGAAAAAGAAGCACAGCAGATGGCAAATGAAATAAGATATGGAGTAGACTTATTAAAATCTGGTAAATTTAATCCAGATACTCAAATTCCTTTTGTGAACAAAGAATACTCTTGGAATTCAAGAATTAAAGAGTGGCAAGACTTTTCTAATAGAATCAACATGGTATAATAATTTAAGGTGATTAACTATGGCATTTCCAGGTACATATAATTTTAACTACTATGCTGGTGACACCTTTGAGTTTTTTATATACCCAAAGAATTCATCTGGTGGAGTTTTTGACGATCTTTCTGAATATACCCCACTTTTTGTAATTGCTACTGCAAGAGGCTCTGCTTCTGCATCCGTAATATCCTCACTTGAGCCAACAGAGCTTTTGGCAACTGTTGAAGATGGAGACCACGTTTCTTGTACAATTCTTCCAGATGGTGGTAGAGAATTAACTGCTGCAACATATTTTTATGACGTAGAAATTGAAAATACAAGTGCATCTTCATCCTCTTTTGGAAAGGTGTTTACACTTTTAACTGGAACAATAAATGTTACACAAGATGTGGCGGTAACTTAATATGGCAATAGATACTATTATATCTAATGATGAACTGGTTGTAGTTGGTCCACCTGCATCAGTATCTGTTAGTGTTGACATTGGTCCACAAGGAGAAAGAGGTTCCCAATTCTATTCTGGTGTTGGAACTCCTGCACAAAATGCATCAAGTCTTGTAGATGCAAAAATAAATGATCTTTATATTAATAGACTTCTTGGTGGAAACTATGGAGTTGTCTATAAACTAAATGCAGTTCCTGGTGGTAGTTCTTGGCAGTCAATTTTAAAGTTTCAACCTATATCTCATAGTGTTCAAAAGCTAGTAAACTTTACATCTGGAACTGGATCTATTTCAATACCGTTGGCAGACTTTTATTCTAATGCTCCAGAAAGTTTAAATCCAAATACAATTCTTATTCAGGCAACATCAGAGTTAAATAATCCAGCCTTTATATCTATTTCAAATAAAGATATTCAGGAAGTTTCTACTGTTAAAACTTTTATTGCAGAATTAAAAGGTGCAGAATTTTCTTCAGGATCAGTATCTTTAATTTCTTCTTCTGCAATACCTATTAATTTTTATATAACTGCAGGGGTAGGATAGTATTATGGCAGAAAAAATTAGTATAACTAAAGGTTTTGACGATGATGCTTTTGATACATATGTTCCAGAACTTGCTGACAATGCAGATATTCAAAATGCACTAGAGCTTTTCTATTATGGAAACTCAGAAGATGGAAATGCTACAGGGGACGTAAGCCTTCATGCAAATTTAGTAGACTTTGATACTAGAATTACTTCAAATGATTCAGAAATATCTGGTCATACTGGAGCAATTTCAGATGTTCATGGTGTTGGTGCAGGAAATTCAATTGTTGGAACTGGAACTGCTCAGACTTTAACAAATAAAATTATTACAGCTCCAACGATAAACTCTCCAAAAATAAATGAAAATGTTACATTAACAACTACTTCAACTGAACTTAACTATGTTGATGGAGTTACATCTCCTATTCAAACACAGATAGATACAAACACTCCAGTTGGAATGATTTCTATACATGCTGGATCTTCTGCCCCAACAGGTTGGTTGCTTTGCGATGGAACTTCTTACGGATCAGCATCTTATACAACCCTGTTCTCAGTTATTGGACAAACTTTTGGAGGATCTGGCTCAGCTTTTGCAGTACCAAATTTAAAAGGAAGAGTAGTTGTTGGCATAGATGCTTCCCAATCTTCATTCGATACTCGTGGTGAAACTGGTGGATCTATGTCGCATCAACATGCTGCTTCAAATTCTGGAAACACTAGTATTGCACATAATCATGCTATTGATCCTCCAAGCACAGGGTCAAATGAAGCAGGAGATCATGGTCATAATATAACTGCACATAGTCATTATGATGATCACAGCCATTATGCAGACCATAGCCATTCTATAAATCCAGGAGAAACTGGAACAAGTTCAAGTAGCCATGCTCACAATACAAATGCAAACTCTTCCAATGCCTCTAGAGCAACTGGAACTAGTGCTGTGGCACTTGGTAGCCACACTCACGGTGTTGACTCTAGCTCTCACTCACACAATGTAAATATTGCAACGTTTACTTCTGCTAACGCAAATGGTGCAGGAATTACTACAGGAAATTCAAATTACTCAGCAACCACTGGAGGATACACTGGTCCTGCAAATGCTAACACTACATCATCAAATTCTGGAAACCATTCACATTCTGTTGACATAGGATCTTTTACTACAACTGGTGGAGAAGGCGGAAGTCATACTCATACAACTCCACTATCAGACACTTTATCAAATCTACAACCTTATATAGCTTTAAACTATATAATTAAATATTAGGAGAAAAAAATGGCAAAAGAACTTGTAAAGAATGATGAACTTAGTATGATGGAAACATACGATGTTTGGGATTTAAGAAATAGTGGAACTCCTCTAGGATCTTACTTTGTTCCAAAAGGCGTAACTGGAGAAGAGTATGAAGAACTTTTAGTTAGCATTAAAAACAAATTAATGGCTATGGGATTTACCACTTTAGAGACAAAAGCTATTATTGGTAGACAGCTTTTTTAATTTTAATTTTGACAATTTTATATTTTTATTATATAATTTACAAAGTACTATAGACAGGAGAATTATCATGGTACTTAAGTTAACAAAGTCACAAAAAGAAATGTTGCAATCGTATGGTCGCTCATTTTTAGGTGCAGCACTTGCCTTGTATATGGCAGGTAATACAGATGCGTATACATATCTATATGCTTTTGTAGCTGCTTTTGCACCAGTTGCAATTCGCTATTTTAATAAAAACGATATTGCATTTGGAAAGATTTCTGGAAACTCAACTTCAGAAGAAGTTGCTACAGAAGTAGTTAAGGCAGTCAAGAAGGCTGCTGCAAAAAAGACTGAAAAGAAGTAGTAACCTATGCCAACTCCGACAATTGCTTTTTTAACATACGACTGGTCGTTTGGCGTAAAGCCATTACAGCCAAATGGATGTGGTTGGTATAGAGCATACCTTCCAATGAAGCAATTGAAGGAGCATGGCTGGGAAAGTGGAATTGGGATTCCAGGGTTTAGTGATGAACATGCTTTTGGTATTTTAATTCCAGAAGAAAAAGCAATACATGGCTGGGATATAGTTGTTTTAAAACTAATCATGCTTGAAAGATTTGTTGACCATGTTAGAAGAGCAAGAGAGCTTGGTCAAAAAATTGTTGTAGATATTGACGACCACATGGAAGGTCTTGAAGAAACAAATCTTGCATATAAAACAACTAGTCCAGATGCAAATCCAAATAATAATAGAGATCACTATGTTGCAATTATTGAACAGGCAGATGCACTAATTACATCTACTCCATTTTTAAAAGAATTTTATGAAAAAAAATATCCAGATAAGCCAATCTTTATGGTTAGAAATGGCATTGATATTGAGAGATGGAATGTAAGAAAAGATCACAGAGGTCATCTTCCAGTTTTTGGATGGGTGGGTGCAACACCTTGGAGATCTGGTGATCTTGAAACTCTTAGCCCATTCTTTGGACAATTCTTAAAAGAAAAACATCTTAAGTTTCATCATGCTGGTAATATTATTAATGCTCCAACAGCAGCTCAGCAAATTGGCATTGATAAGAATCTTTGTACGGTAGAGCCAATGAAAACCATGTTGGGTGTACCAGAGCTGTATAGGAAGATGGATGTTGGAATTGTTCCATTAAGAAATGTTCCATTTAATCATGCAAAGTCATATTTAAAAGGATTAGAAAATGCAGCATCAGGTATTCCATTCATTGCTTCTGGTGGGCTACCAGAGTATCAGCTGTTAGCAGATTCTGGTGTTGGAAGAATTGCCAACAGTCCTGACGAGTGGATATCTCACATGACAGATCTTTTAAATCCAAAGACTAGGTTGCAAGAAAGAATGGAGTCTCATAAAATTGTTTCTGAACAATTCTCTATGAAGCAAAGAGGCTATGAGTGGGACGAAGTTTTCAGAACAATTCTTGCGTTATAATATACATATGGCTAAAATATATATAAAAAGTGATGAAGACTCTAGTTTAGTTAAGGACTTTTTAGAAAAATATATTAGGCAGAATACCCATCATAACTTATCTGTACATGAAGGAAATGCTGATATCTGCATTAGTCTTTTTATTCCAGAATATCCAGCAGAACAAAGGTTTAACGCTTACTTTTACAATAATGCTGAAAATATGCAAGAACTTGCAGATAGAATTTACTACCAATGCTCAAAAGCTGAAATCAAAACTAGACCAGTTTCTAAAAAATCTATGCCAAGAGATCAGTATGATATAGACTTTAAATGTCCTACACTAAGTATTAATTTAACAAATGATTCAGTAGAAATAGATGAAGAAGTTTATGCCTTAGTTATTGGTCAAGGAATTGTTTCCCATTTCAGTCCTGGAACTGTATTTGATACATTTTCAGTAAAGGATAAAATTAAAAAACCAGGGGATAAAAGTTTTGTTAATAGAAAATATATTCAAGAGCCAACTAGTAACTCAAGACTTTTATTTAAGAAGTAGATAAAGAAATATATCCTTTAATTCTTTCTATCAAATTAATTCCTGGATAAAAAGATGATCTGCATCCAAGGCAGTAAAAGAAAACTTTATCGCTGCTGTCAACTCTA